CGGGAGGAGGTTGCGCTTTTTGCGCCCGGAATTTCGCGACCATGTGGTCAGGGCTTCGCGTCCGCAGTGATCTCGACGAGCCCGCCCCTTGTGGATTGCGGGGGCGATAGGGCAGGATGCGCCCATGCCTGCCTCCGGCCCATCTCGTACCGGCAACCGCGATCTCCTACAGGGGAGGGGCGGAATTATGGGCGGGCCGACAAAAGCGGATATGGTTCTGCGCCAGGGTATTCGGCACGCGATGTCGCTGAAAGCGCAGGCGGTCTTTGACGAGCTGGTCGCCACAGGCCAGGTGTCCATGCATGGCGTGGCCGAGGTGCTCGTGATGATCATCATCCAGCATACATTCTCGAATAAAAACAGAGATTACCGGCTGACGCTCACCGCCGCGAAGGAGCTGGCGAAAGTGCTGTCCGTGCTTCCCGCCGAGCGCCCGGAGGATCTAGACCTTGACCTGCCTGACGAGCTCCTCGACCGCTTCCGCGTCATCGCAGGAGGAATCGACGACGACGACGGAGACGATCTCTCCGCCTAGGGACGGCACGTCGATAAAGTGGGGAGAGGCGAGGGAGATCCTGAGCTGGTCGCATGATCGCCTGTTGCTGCTTGAGCTTCTGTGCCGGGCGACGGGGTACGAGCCACACGACGCCCAGATCCGAGCGCACCTCAAGGACGCCCCTGGAAAGCTGAACCTGGGAGGCCGAGGAGCGGGGAAGACTGAGTGGAACGTGATGGAGACTATCGGGATGGCGATCGCGAACCCGGGCTGGAAGGCCGCATACATCGGACAGACGTATGACTACGTCCGGGAGGAGATCGCGCCTCGCTTCGACGCCGTGTTCAGGGAGATGGATCGGCGAGGGTTCCCGCTCCGGCGGCACTGGCTCCCTAGCTTCATGCGCTACGATCTCGTAGGGGGCGGAGCGCTGTACTTGCGGAGCTTCGACAAATACGAGCGGCTGAAAGGGTGGGATCTCGCAACAGTCGCGCTCGACGAGGTGGAACAGCACAGCGCTCCTCGAGTGATGTGGACGGATCTCGCTGCGTGTCTGCGGTCGGTCTATGTCCCATGGCCACAGGTGCACGGGACGACGACGCCCAAAGGAATGAGGGGGATCGTGGAAATGTTCGCCGAGGCACGGTCGACGGATCGGAGGGCGAAATTCTGGACGTGCAGGGCGCCGTCCACCGTTAACCCCCACCTCGATCCCGAGCAGCTTGCTAACTGGCGCGCGACAATGTCGAAGCGCCAATATGCACAAGAGGTGATGTGCGAAATTCTACTCCCCCCTTCGGTCATTTTCTGCGAGTTTGACCGAGGCCGGCACCTTGTCCCGCACAGTTACGATCCGTCGATGCCGTACGACATCGCCTGTGATTGGGGCTACAACCATCCGTGCGTGCTCTTCATCCAGCGCCAGGCTGGCGACGTAGGGATCATCTTCGACGAGATCATCAACGATGAGGTCCCGGAGACGATGCTCCGGCGAATGATCGTCGAGAAGTGCAAACGCCTCGGCGCCGAGCCGCAGAACGCCGTCGGCGACCGTGCGGACAAGCGCGCGATGAGCTGGCTCAAGACCGTGTTCCCCGGCGCCAAGATCAAGCGGATGGACAGCAAGCACGAGCAGCAGGTCACCGACGGAATCGAGCGCGTCCGGGACCTCCTCGACCCTGTGGAGGGCGAGCCCAAGATCTACGTCGCGGATCGGCTGGCGAAGGCGAAGGAAGGCCGAGGTGTCGTCCGATCCCTCGAGCACTACCGCTACCGGACGACGAGGGACGGCGCGGTGCTCGACGTCCCGCACAAGGACAACGTCTACGATCACGCTTGCGACTGCCTCCGGTACTGGGCGGTAGCTCTGCACGGGACGCACTCGGCGCCGTACTCGTTCACGCCCCCCGGTGGCGGGTACGCCGATCCGTTCGCGAGGGCGGCGAGACGGCGGAAGCGTCGACCACGCTTCTCGTAGCGGTGGGCTTGTGCCGCACACATCGGAGGCGTAGGATCCGCGCGTGACCATGCCCGCCCAGCTCCGCACCGAGGTGCTTCCGACGTTCGACGATCGGGCACGGTGGGTCGACACGTCGAAGAAGCTCTGGCAGCTCCTCCGACGGGACCATTCCAGTTATCGGACGCAGCTCGAGGAGCTCTACCCGGAGTCGTGTCACGGGATGGTCCAGCGCCCGAGCAACCTCGTGCAGCGCGTGGCGCGGGAGATGGCGACACTCTACATCCGGCCACCTGTGCGGATCTGGCGCACGTCTCGGGGCAAGGAGAACTTCGCCGAGCTCCAGGGGCGGATGTCGGCGCTCTACCGGATGATCGGCGCTAACCGACGGATACGGACGGCGCAGGAGCACCTCGTCGCGCTCTCGAACGCCACAATCTGGGCCTGGCCCGAGAAGAAGGCGCGGTCCGTCCGCTGGCTCATCATCCCGCCACACGAGCAGTGGGCGGAGCTCGGCGACCTGGTGTCCGATGACATCGCCGATGTCGAGCGGTGGTGGGTCCGCCTCCCCGTCTCCCGAGACGAGTCCGTCGGCATGGTGCAGTACGGCGTCGCCGAGATCACGCCGACGACGGCGAAGTGGATCTCCGGACCGCTCAGGGGCGAGGGGCTCTGGGACGCTGACGGGAGCAACCCGATCGGGGAGATCCCGGTTGTTCTGCTCCGGCAGTCCGACCCGGCACTGGGCGACATCTTCGCCTGGCCCCCCGAGGACTTGCTCGCCGCAGCCCACGCCCAAGCACTCGACCACACCGATCAAGGACATATCGCCCGGCTCCAGGGGTATGGGCAACCTGTCGTCAGCGGGATGGACGCGGCGGCGGCCCGGGAGCTCAAGATCGGACCAGACAACGTCATCGGGCTCCCCGACGCGGAGCAGTCCTTCGAATTCGTCCACGGCGATCCGCCGCTGAGCGAGTACGCAAAGAGCACCGAGCTCTTCGTGCGATCGACGCTGGCGCTGCTCGGGATGAACCCGGCGACGGTGATGAAATCAACAGCATCGACGGCGGTGGCAAAGCAGATCGAGCTCATGGACCGGCAGACCGAGAGGGCGAGGATGATCGTCCAGCTCGAGGCCGCGGAAACCAGGCTCTACAATCTGACCGCCGCGTGGCTGGGAGAGCTTCGGCGGGATGTCTTCGACTACGATCGCTTCGGACGTGTCGACATCGAGTACCGTGAACCTGTGCTGCCCGCCGATCCGCTGCATGACGCGCAGGCTCGGCGGATGGCGTTCGAGGATGGTCAGCTTTCGCCGGCCAAGGAGCTTGCGAGGAACCGGGGGATCTCTGTCGAGGCGGCGAGGGCGCAGATTCGAGAGAACGTCGCCGAGCTGGCGACGCTCCGCGAGATCGTGGACGCAGACGGACGCATCGCCCAAGGCCGCGAACCGGGCAGCGAATGATCGGCATCGACGTCAAGGTGCACATCAGCAAGAAACTTCGAGAGTCACCGGACCACCAACAGGTGATGCCGCTGATCCGCGTCGGTCAGGTACTCGGCGCCGCGATCCGATTCCGCGTGGGGACGACCGGCAAGGACCACAAGGGACGGGATTTCCCGCACTACGCGGAGTCGACTCGAGGAAGGACGCACGGTAAGCGCAGACGGTATTGGATCCCTCCGACGATGAGACAACCCGCCGCAGGGCGTGTGGCGACGACGACGAAGGGCTTCACGGCGCGAGACGGCGCGGTGTTCCCTGCGGGGTCGGCGGCATACGAGACGCGCCAAGACTATCTTGCCGCCACCGGCCGCCCCAAAGGCTACACGTTCCACGAGTCGGGCAGCACATGGGAGGGGTTGACATCCTCCGCGTCGTCAGGCGACAAGGTCCGTGTGCAATTCCGCGGATCCAGTCTCGACCGTACCGGCCGAAAGATGACGCGCAACAAGCGCATCGGTTTCGCGTGTCGCAGCGCGAAGCATCTCCGGAGGTCGATCTTGATGCCTTCGGATTCCGAGGTCGCCGCGGTTCTCCGATGGCTCGGCGAGCAACTCCCGAAGGGACTTGTTACCGATCCCAATCTGGCACGCGCCCTCGCATCGGAATTTCGGCGGGCGGGTGTAATTAGCCGGAAGGTCTACCGAGACCTGAACCTGTCTCGCGGATCCCTCCTAGTCCGGAGCGCCTAATGACGAAGAAGAAGACCAGCGCGCCAAAAAGGCCGCCTGCCCTGAAGAAGCCGCCGGCGCCACCGAAGGCGCTCCCCGAGCCGGACCGCCACGGTATCCGCTATGGCTCACTCGTGCACACGCTCAACGACATCAGCCGCGGCGAGGCGCTGCGCCTCATCAAGACCCACGGTTACCGCTGCATGAGCGACGGCGGTGGGGACACGGTCACGCTCCGCGGTGACACCGAGGCGCGTGCGTCGTACCGTGCCGCGCAGGCGAAGAAGGTGGACTGATGCGCGCAGACCCTCACCCGACGGACCCGCCCGGCGATCCGCCCTCCGCGGATCCACCTGCCGACCCTCTGCCCACGGACCCGCCCGGCGATCCTGCCGCGGGGGGTGCGTCCGTTGTACCGGGCGTTGCGGCGGAGGGTCTGCCGGTGGATCCGCCCGGCGATCCGCCCCCCGCGGATCCACCGGCAGACCCTCCGGATCCAACCGTCCACCCGTCCGTGCTCGCCCGGCTCGAGAGACTTGACGACGCGATCGGCAAGGCGAACGAGCAGGCCGAGAGGGCGCAGCGGTACGCCGACGCACAGGCAACGATTGCACGCCGCAATATGCTGCGCCGCGCCGGGGGCATCCACGCCCTCTCCGATGAGCAGCTCCTCGACCTCGCGCCGGAGGTCGACCCGTCGACCGTCGAAGGTCGGGCCGCGCTGGATCGGTTCGTCGCCGAGAATCCAGGGCTCTTCCCGCGCGACAACACGCCGCGGCAGTTGAACCCGACGGAGTTCGCGGCGACGGACGCGGCGAAGAACGCGGCTGCGTTCTTCGGGGGCGTCGAGGCTGCGTCGCAGGCGTATGGGCGCTGGATGGGGAGCGGCGAATGACACCGCGAGGACGGCGCGCAGACGCCCAAACCGAGACCACGACGCCAGCACCTGTCGCCGAGCTACCTCTCGAGACCACGCCGGAGGCGGCGCCTGCCGCACCGCCGACGGAGGCGTCATCAACGGCCGATGTCGTCAACTGGATCGACGAGCAGGAAGCACAGGCGACGATGCGCCTACAGCAACAGATCAAGATGGCAGACCGCGTCGACGAGCTCGGCGTCGGTAAGTGGTTCGTGCCCGACGAGCTGCGCCCGCGGCTCCGTGGATACCACTTCGTGCGTCTGCCTGTGGACAACCGCTATGGCATTTACGAGCAGACGCGCCAACACCTCAGGGGCATCGGCTACATGCCGACGCCTCCCGGTGTTTTTCCCATCGGGTTTCCGCACGACGCTCGAGCGGCATACCTGATGTGCAATCAGGAGCAGCGGCGGCGAAACAAAGCGAAGAAGCTCCGCAAGGTCGCGGAGGCGAAACGCAAGGTCGGACAGATGTTTCAGGCGGGCGCCAAGGACATCGAGGGGATCGTCGGAAATCGTGGATCGGTCGAGTTCGAGGAAAAGACCGTAAGGTGATGTAGACGGGTGAAAATCGCCCGGTAGACTACGTCCCGAATCGCAAAGAGGATCGAAATGGCTCTGACAACCAGCAACGTGAAGCCGATCGCCGTCAACGCGCACTTCATCGGCATCGGCGAGGCCGCGCCGCTGAATTCGTGGCAGAAGGTCTTTGATCAGCACACCGACGACGTTGCGAGTCTGCGCATCGCGTCGATGACCGGCGCGGGCAACGCGAGCACATGGGACGGCACGGCCGACTTCTCGTATGGGTCAATCGACCGCCCCGGACATGACGGTCTGACGCTCGCCTATCAGGGCTACGAGCTCGCGGTCGCGATCGGCAAGTACACGAACAAGGATGTGCAGGGATTGGTCGAGAAGACCGCGCGCAAGATGGCGTGGTCCGCGGTCTCGACGTTCGCGAACGTCGCTTGGACCGAGGCGGCGACCTTCGATTCGGCGACCGTCGCCGACGGCAAGAACCTCTGCGCCAACGACCACACGACCACGTCGACGACGCGCGACAACCTCATCACCTCCGCCCTCGACCGCGCCGCCTTCATGTCGGCCATCCAGATGTTCCGGGAGTGGGTGAACTACGAGGATCAGGTCTTCGACATCATCGGCATGGGCTGGGCGCTCGCGCTCCTCGTGCCGCCCGAGCTGGAAGAGGTCGCCTGCCAGATCGTCAAGTCCGTCGCCACCGACGCCGACCTCCAGGTCAACGTCGCCGGGATGTACAACGTCGAGGTCATCGTCGTCCCGCATTTCACTGACGCCAACGACTGGTGCCTGGTCGCCAAGAAGGACAACTCGCCCTTCAAGTTCTGGACGCGGTCGCCGCTCGACTTCATGGCGCGTGTCGATCAGGACAACAAGCGCATCCTGCTCGCGTCGGACTTCGCCATCGTCGCCGACTCGGGCCCCGAGCCGGACGGGATCGTCGGCGCGTCCGTGACCTGATCCGGGGGCGCGATGGCTGTCCTCGAGCTACTCGAAGACCGCGCGGCGACGATCACGCTCGTCGCCGATGTCCTCCCGGCGTCGGCGGCGGTCACGATCTACCCTCCGACGTCGACGACCGCGAAGCAGGCCGCGACCGTGGCGACGCTCGAGTCCGTCGGTAGCGGAGGGACGGCGACGATCTCGGCGGTGACGTCGCAGACGGAGATCACGGTCGACGATGCCACCGGCATAGATCCCGGTGATCGTCTCTGGCTCACGACGTCCGACGGCTGGCAGGGCCCGGTCATCGTCTCCGAGGTCGCATCGACTGCGATCACGCTCGAGGCGCCACCGCCGGGGACCATCGCGATCAACAGCACGCTCGTCGGGATGAAGCTCTCGGCGACTGTGACCGCGGCGACGACCGCTGACCGCGGGCTGAACTACCGGGCAGAGTGGGCGGTCACAGACGCCACCGGCGACGTGCACGCCTACCAGCAGATGATCGACGTCGTGCGCATGCAATTCCGGACGCCGGTCACCGCCGGCGAGGTCTACAGGTACACGAGCAAGCAGTGGCCATCGGCCGCGTCCGCGCGCTCAGCCGGCGAATGGGTCGAGGTCGCCGACCGCGCCTCCGATCGCGTTCGACGACGCATCCGCGCCGGTGGAGCGCGCGAGCACCTCGTCGGCGACCACGACGCCTTCGTCGACGCGGGCATGGCGGCGCTGCGTATCGAGCTGGCCCGGGTGAACTTGTACCCACAGGGCGCCGATCCGGCGGAATACAGCGACGTGCAAGAGCGGGCGCTCTCCAGGGAGATCCGGCTCGCCCTCGACGCCCTCCAGTGGATCGACGACGACGACGACGGGCGCGTGGACGTCGGCGAGGTCAAGACCGCCTATCATGTGCGCATGAGGCGCACATGAGGGCGTCGACGCTACGCCAGACGCTCGCCGACGCGGTGGTCGCGTCCGCCGTCGATGGCGCCGCCAGCGGCACGGATAGGTTCGCGTACCGCGCGGTGCCCTTCGTCGAGGATCAACCGGCGCCGGAGCGCACGTTTACGATCCAGCCGGTGGGTCCGTCGGTCCGCAGCCGCCGCCACTATACGCAGGACGAGCATACGATGACCTTCGAGTGCGCTGTGGCCTACACCGACGCGCCGGAGGTGATCGATCGCATCACCGACGACTCGGAGCGCGTGAGTCAGGCGCTCGAGGGCGTCCCGGGTGTCAACGCGGACATCCACGAGATCTTCGTCGACGCCGGCACGATCGCGGCGCTAGACAAGATCGTAATCTCGACATTCGTGCTCACCATCTTATATCGTCTCGACAGCGGAGTCTGAACCATGGTCTACATTCCCAGTCGACTCGGTCGCGTGGCTGTCAAAGAGCAGGGGTCCGGGTGGGGCACCGCTGAGACGTCCTTCGCCGCGGCGAACGCTCTCCGCTGTGAGGCGACGCTTCCAAGCCTCGTGCGCGAGGCGCTGAGCGTCGACAACATGCGCGGCGCGTTCCACGCGCCGGAAGTGACCCCCGGCAGCAAGGTGGGGACGACGATCTCCCTACGCTTCCCGGCGCACGGCTGGAACACGTCCGGCGCGGCCATCAGCGGCAACCCGACCGAGCACCCCGAGGCGCTGATCGTCAAGAATGCGCTGGGCTCCGCGGTGCAGGACGGGCATCAGACCGACCTGCTCAGCAGCGGCACAGCCAGCGACCCCGAGTTCACCTCCGCGACCGACGGGCTTGCCGGGTCCGCGCAGCTCTACCCCGTAAATGCCGCGGCGACGGTCTTCGGCGTGGGCTGGGCCGAAGAGGTCACGCAGGGGACGCCGGACGCGGTGGCGCTCGCAGAGGCGCTCGACGCTGCCCCGGACACCAGTGGATCGACGACCGCACACGGGTCGAATTCGATCTACCTCTCGGTAGATCAGCCGACACCGATCACGGTGGAGTGGTACGGGGCGCACAGCTCGGCCATTCTCCGACTCTTTGACGGCATCGTGACCCGTCTCCGTCTCATCGTCGACCCGCGCGGCAAGCTCATGTGGGAGGCAGATCTCGTCTTCGGCGGTTGGACCCTCGCGTCCGACGATTCCGCGACCGCGCTCGGGGACTACGCCTCGCCTAAGCCCGAGCTCGCCGCAGTGATGGGCGCCAACGGTGGCAGACTGATGGTAGGCGGGACGTCCATCGCCGCGGCCGGGAGCCTGTCGGCAGAGGTCACCGTCGAGCATTCAACGGTGGGCAGCTACTCGAGCGATCAAGGTGTCGCGGCGTTCGTCGTGCAGAATCGCACCGTGACGTGCGAGGTGCAGGTCCCGGCGAACAACCTCGGCGAGGCAGCCGGCGAGGATCTGAACCCGACACCGGGCACCGATACCGACATCGTGCAACTCGACCTCGCCAACGGAGGAGGATCGTCCTTCTCCATGTTGCTCCCGACCGCGCGACTCATGGAGCAGATCCCGCTCGAGGACATGGACGGCATCGTCGGCGTCAAGCGCGTCTACGGCACCGGGCGGTATGCGTCGGACGACTCCGCAGAGGACGCGCCCGCGAACACCGCTTTCCGCGTGGCTTATCTCTGATGCTGCCGGTCGTGAAGACAGACGAGGTCGTCGACCTCGTGTTCTCCTTCGACGACGCGGTCCGGGTCGAGGTCGATCCGCCGCGTGCGCTGCCGAAGGACGGGACGGAGATCGACGGCACAGCAACCGTCGTTTCTGTCCGCGCGCTCTCGGGGACCGACACCCTCCGCGTGCTTGGTGACGGCACCTCGCCCCAGCACGAGGTGGTCATTGATGCCGCTCTGAGGGCGGTCTCCCAGGTGGCGACGGGGGAGGAGACGGCAACCGGCGAAGGGGCACGCGCGCTCCTTGATCGTCTCCCTCCCGTCGCCGTCTCCGCCGTCGGTGCGTGGGTACTCGAGCAGAGCCTGGACACCGCCGACCCTTTAGGCGCCAGCGAATCCGCGGAGTCGTCTGGGCAGACCTCCTCCGCGGCACCCACGGACTCGACTGTGGCACCTGCGACGGGCAACGGTGCGAGTCGCGCGGCGGCTCTTATCTCGGCATCGAGTGGAGCCGCTGCCCGCTGAGGGAGATCATGTCAGACCGTCGACTCGCTATCGCGATGCACATCGACCGGGCGATGGACGTGCAGCCGGTCGCCGGGTGGCCTGACGCTTACGCGGCGTGGCTGCCTGATCTCGTCCAGGAGATCCGAACGATGCGCGCGTCGAGGAAGGACTGATGGGCACGGCGGGAACAGTCCGTCTCGACATCGTTGCGCAGGGACGGGACGAAGCAACGCGCGTATTGAGCCGAGGCAATAAGGCACTCGGAAAGTACACGGCGCAGGTACGCCAGAACACCGGCGGACTTCGCAGACAGCGTAAGGCGGCGATGGGCGCTCGCCAGGCAATGCAGGCGCTCGCAGGCGCGGCGGTGACAGCGGCGATCGCAAAGGCGACGAAGGCAGGGGCGGACTTCGCCGGCTCGATGGCGGTGCTCGAGCAGACTACGCCCGGCGCTGTCTCGGCGATGCAACAACTTGCGTCGGAGACGGGCGGAGTCACGGTCAAGGCGCTGGTCGAGGCACAGAACAAGATCAATGCGTTCGGTCTCGACCTCAAGCTCAACGCGGCGCTGATCGAGACCCTCCGATTCCGCTCGATCCAGAACGTCCGCACGCTGGAAGACACGATCGACTCACTGGTCACAGGCGTGGCGCGCGGGTCGGTGGCGATCCTCGACAACCTCGGGATCATCGTCAAAGCGTCCGATGCCTACAAGACGTACGCTGCGGAGATTGGAACCACGGCGAACGAGCTGTCCGCGCAGCAGAAGGTTGCGGCGGTGTCCGCGGAGGTGATGCGCGTCCTTGCGAAAGACACGGGGCGCGTAGAGGGGACGGCGCGTGACCTCGGCGATGCCATCGCACGGGCGAACAACCAGATCGACAAGCTGAGCACCACACTCGCGCACGTCGCCACGCCGGCTGTCGGGCACATGGCTGAAGGCGTCTCGATGCTCATCGATGACGTGCGGGATGGGGTCGGGGCGCTGAAAGAATTTAGGCGCATGTGGGACGACTCGATGGAGTTCTACGGCACGCCCGCGGAGCTCGAGCTCCACGGGCGCAACACTGCGTTAAATGCGTTCGTGGCGCGTCTCCGGGCAGATCGAGCGGAGATAAAACGCCTACACGCCGAAGTGAAGCGGGAAGCGGACGAGGCGCTCGACGCGCTATTCCCCGAGGATGAGAACGCGATTCAAAAGCAGCTCGACCGCGAGGCAGCACTACTTGACCGCCCTCGCAGGGAGCGAGGGGCGAAGAAGAAGGACGCCGATCAATTCTCCCTTTTCGCCGCCATCGAGAAGGCTGCCGTGCCGTTGCAGCGGTCATTGGACTGGGAGCTTCAGATCGTCGCCGCCCGCGTGGATAACGTGAATCTCCTCCGGGCTATGCGAGAGGAACAAGCACGCATCGCCGAGGAGCAGGAGCGACTGGCAGGCGAAGCCCGTGCGCAACCATTTTTCCAGATGGCCGAGAGCGCCACACAGGCGCAACAGGCGATGTCGATGCTCCGCCCCGAGCTGGTCGCGACCATGGGCGCCGTCGCCGAGTGGGGCGGTGTCTGGGGCGAGTTCGCGAGGACGCAAGAGAACGCCAATCTCGCGTGGGCGCAGAGCGTCGGCATCGGCGGAATGGTCGCCGCGGCCTTCGTCAAGAACGAGCGCCTCAAGGCCGCGATCCTCGCACCGATGGCGATGGCACAGGGCTTCCTGGCGCTCCCAAATCTCGCCCTCGCTGGGCCGAAGTTCGCCGCCGCCACTCTCTTCGGCGCGGTGGCGCTGACCGGCGCCGGCACTCGCGGCGGGAGCTCCCCAAACGTCGGCGGTGTCGGAGAGCCAGGAGGCCCGCTCGGCGCTCCGATCCGCACCGGCGGCGGCGGTGGCTCCGGCGGTGGCTCGATCACCGTCGTATTCAGCGACGGGATCCTGCTCGGGCGACCACAGGACGTTGGTCGCTCAGTGCAGCAGGCGCTCGGCTCCACGCGCGGCACCGGGATCCGCGCCCGGGGCGTCTGATGCCCTCCATCAGCGAGCCGAACAACGGCATCAGCGCCATAGCCGTCTGTGCCACCGGGTGGGCGGGCACCGTCAAGACCACGATCAGCGGCACCGACGCCGAGGTCACGCCCGACGACTACACATCCGCGCTCCGGGTCTGGATGGACTTGCTGCGGATCTCTATGCAGATCCACGGCGAGGATTGGGAGGGCTACTCGACCGCCGGCGGCGTGCTCTCGATCGTTGCAGACTCGGCGCACACGCTCGTCGCCACGTCGACGACACAGACGCGCCTCGGGGCGACCGGGACCTACACCGGCGCCGCATCCTACGAGATGGATGCCGCGCACGATAACGGCGTCTATCCGACGCACGGGATCGCCGTCCCGCGCAATGTCGGATGGGAGCTCTCCCGAGGCAGACACGCGGTCGACGGCTCCGGCACAGTCGGGCGCGTGCGTGTCGGCGCAGGGATGTCCGTCCGGCTCTGCGACTCGTGGAGCGCGATCCACACGTTCGAGTCCGCCCTCGACGCCGAGCAGAACCGGGCCCGACTCCTCGATATATGGGTCGGCGGGCATGATCTCGGGCGCTACCAGCTCCAGGGGATGCATCGGGAGCGCGTCGGGCTCGTCGTCGACCCTTGCGCGCTCGTCCTCGATCTGCTCCGTGTGGCGGCATGAGCATCGACGCACCGACGCCCGGCGCGTTCCTGTACGGCTGGATCGACACCGACATCCCGGGCGGCCGGAAGATCACAGTCGGCGGATCGCCGAGGACGGTCGCCGCTGGATATCGCCGATTCCCGGACTGGATCACGGCCATCGACACCGCGATCACGACCGCAGGGCTCAACGTCTCCTGGAGCACATCCACGGGGCTGGTCACATGGGCACCCGGCGGCGGCGTCGCGGTCGTCTGGGATGACAGGCTGGGGGAGCTGTGCGGCATGGACCGGCGCCCCGGGTTCGCCGAGACCCTGACCGGCGTGCCGACGTCTGCGCTCGTGCCTCCCGGCGCCGTCTGGCTCGTCGGCGCGCAGTGGGTGGAGATCACGACTGCGCGAGAGCGCGTTGCGGAGGAGTACCGATGGCGACGAGGGAGGGGCTACGTCTGGGGCGGCGCACGAGTCTGGGAGTGGGAGCTGGTCATGCACCACGACGCCTTCGTGGCGCTCGAGTATGGATGGGTCACCGCCGGCAAGGTCTCCTTATGGGCTGGCGAGAACGCCGCCATCGGCTCCGGGCAGTCCGACGGTCAGCTCGACGGATATGTGATCGGCATCCAGGAACCGGAGCGCGTGGGGCCGACGGATGACTTCGTTCGGATCCGTCTCGCCATGAGCGAGTCGATCTGATGGCGACGACCCGCGCCGAAGCACTGCATCGAGGTTATTCACCGCTCTACGCCGTCGAGGTGGAAGGGATCCCATACCTCCTCGTGGAGAAGGATCCGCCCCGCGTCGACGCCACGAGCTCCGCGTCTGCGCCGGCGACGCGCGCCGTTGTGCCTGCGCTGGTCATCGACGAGGCACAGACGATCTCCCAGATGATCGACCGTGAGACGGGCGTCGCCGACGGGGCTGCGGTAGAATTCGTGCTCGACTTCGAGGCACTCTCCGAGGCATCCGTGCTTTCTTCGGTCTTCGCGCGGCCCTCGGCGCGCACGCCTATCGACACAGACTTAGACAGCGCGGCGACAACAATCAGCGTTGACGCCACGACGGGCTTCGTGAACGGCCAGACCGTCTACATGGGTCGAGAGCAGATCACGATCGGCACCATCAGCGGCGGCGATTTCACGAGCTGCACGCGGGGCGTCAACGGCGAGGCGTGGGACTACCAGGCGACCTCCCCGAGCTCCTACCGCGAGGTCACCGACAAGCCTGTGATCTGGCGTGGGCGATTCGTCACGCTGTGGGAGCACCTCGTGTCTCCCGCAGGCCACATCGTGGAGTCGACCTGGTCCACGGGCACCTACGCCCGGCCGATCTGGAGGGGCTACATCGCTGAAGTCCCGCTGCCTGGTGCTCACGGGATGAGCATCCGCTGCCTGCCGCTCGTGCGCCTGCTCGGGCAGGAGGTGGGGCACGAGGCATCGTTCCGGGCCTGCGGCGCTCCGCGCGTGTCGATCACTCCGACGTTTGGTTACCCCTTGCTTTTTGACTCCGGTACGATGCAGATCCGGATCAAGGTCGCCTATACAGGCGGATTAGGGATGGACGACTACTGGGTGACGCCCACCGCGGGCGCCTATACTCCGACGGGATGGGCCAACGCTCTGGGCGCGGCGCTAGAAGCTGGACAGAACGGCGACGCCTGGCTGGATTCGACGCTCGCCGTCGAGGAGGCGGGGGACGAGGTCGCACTCGACATGGAGCGCACGTTTGTGGTGCGGCTGCGCATCGGTGAGGGCGGCGGCATGACCCTCGACTCCGGACAGCTCTACGTTGTTGGCGGCGACGCGCCCTACTTCCTGGTCCCCGGCGTCTACGATTGGCGGGACGAGGGCGATCACTGGTCCATCACGATCCCATTGCGCGAACACTTCTACGAGCCGGATTCCTGGCTCGTCGTGCAAGAGGTGGACGGCGCCGGATGGCGGGATGCATCCGTCCCCAGCTCCGGCGTGGGGCTTCTCGGGCACGGCGACAAAAAGGAAATCGTCGAGTGGGACGAGACCGTCGACGTGGGGCTAAACAGGACGGCGGTGCACATCCACGGGCGGCGTCTCGCGGGGACGGAGAGCGTCGACCCTGGCGCCGCGACAGTTCTCGAGCCCGTCGACGTCAACGGGGCGTCCGTGCCGATGCTCGCAGGTGTAGCGCTTAAGGTGCTGACCGGCGCGACCGGCACGCTCACGGAGGTCGTACAAACGATCCTCTCCTCGAGCGGCACCGGCGACCGCGGCACCTATGACACGCTCGCGATCGGACTCGGTTACGCGATCGACGAGGACTGGATCGATGCGTCGAGCCTCGCCGCCTACGGCACGCTCGGCGACGAGGCTGTGGTGGCTCTCGCGGAGGAGCGCTCATCGCTGGCGGATCTCATCGGCGGCGTGCTGGTGCTCGGCGGGCTGTGTCTCGTGCAGATCTACGACTCGACCAGCGGCGAGGTGCGCATCGCCGCGCGCCTGTCGGTGACCGGCTCGTGGAGCGCGCGTGATGCGTCTGTGATCACGATCGACGCCGCGGACCTACTGCTACGCCAGGCAACACCCCTGCGGATGCTGCCGGCGCCGAACGAGATCAAGGTGAAGACGTCGAGCCTCGCTGGTGACGGGACCACCCTCGCCGCAGTGGATGTGCCGCGTGTGCAGCAGGAGGGTCCGCAGGCGTGGGACATTGACGCTGCCGGCCTAGACTCGTCGCTCGCGCTACACCTCGCCGCGTTCTTGATCGCGCTCGGTGATGGGCAATCTGCGTTGGAGCTCTCCGCTGCGCCGTGGCTCGATGTGCAGCCCGGTGACAGGGTGATCCTCGACCTCGATCACCCGATGATCTACGACTGGGTCAGCGGCGCGCGTGCGGCGTCGAATGTCTCGGCGGTCGTGCTGGGTGTCTCTCGTGATCTCATCAGCGGCGAACAACGCATCACGATCTTGCTCGCTGGCCAGGCGCTGCCCGCTCGGTATCTTGCGCCGACCGCGACGGTGATGAGCAAGAGCGGGAACGACATCACGCTGGACACTGGCGAGGGTGCATACTTCGACGACGGCGAGACGATCCAGATCGAGACGCCCGGAGCGGAGGCATCACCGGGGAGCGAGATCACCACGCGCGTCATCTCGACCGTCGCCGGCGACGTGCTCACGCTGACGGTCGCGCCCCCGGCGTGGGTGGCGGCGGACGCGACCGTCACGCACCCGGCCTACACGAGCTGCACCGCCGAGCAACAGGCGTTTTTGTTCATCCGCTCCGATCAGTACTGGGGCGCAACATGAGCTACTCGCCGCTCGACCCTGCAATCATGCGCCCCGGGCTCCCTGGCAGTGATGGCATCGTGTCACTCGGCGCGAATCACGACGAGCTCTATGAGGACCACCGCACCTATGTCGCGGGGGCAGCGGGCCTCCGCATATCGGAGACGTCCGCGTCTTACGTCGAGCGTCTGCGGTTTCGTCTCCTCGGCAACCTCGACGATCACGCCCTGCGGATCTGGGTGCGCTGGAAGGTGGGCACCTCCGGGGACGGCGACGTCCAAGCGACCGTGGGCACCGAGACTGCCTCCGCGAATCTGACATCGATGACCTACACATGGACGTCCTTTAACGTCTCGTTGACGGCGGCGACGTCGCCGAGGAATTGCAAACTCGAGTTCCGCGAGACGACAGGGAGCACCATTTATGTGAGCGCCTTCGTCGCCTATCTCGTGCCGTCGGCACCTGCGGGGGACGGCGAATACGCATCGGAATTTCGCGACTGGTCGAACGAGCACTCGACGACGCAGCGCGCCATCTCATCGGAGCACATCCAGCGCCTCCTCCGGGGCCCCACACAGATTGCCGTGGACCGCCCGGCGTGTCTGGTCTCGCTGCACGACGACGTCACGAGCCCGCGAACGTTGACGACGACCGAAACCACGTTCACCCCCGTCGGGGCGTTCATTCTCTTCGCGCCAGACGCAGGCAGCCGCACCTATCGGATCACGGCGAACCTGGGACAGGCGTCCACAGGTGTCCCCCATCTGCGCGTTAGCGCCGGAGGGCGCAGGGTCGATTTCACGAGCGGCATCGGGTGGCAGACTGACGGCACGTCGTTGGTCCTCCGCGGCCCGGGGTTCTATCCTGGCACCGTCGCGCTCAAGAGGGCATCGGGCGCAGGCGACGTGCACGCGCACTCCATCCAGATCCATCGGGAGGCGTAGATGCCAAACGCCCCAGTCTCCATCCCACTCCATGCGCTCGGCGATACGACGCTCGTGGACTTTGTGCCCGCGGTGATCTCGCTGCCATCTGTCGCCGCTCGGCGACAACATGCGCTGGCGACCGCGTACGGGGGTCCGCCGGTGTTCATCTCCTGCGACGTGTCGGTGAGCACGACGCAGGAGATGACCATCTTGGTTCCGCCGAATGTCACCGAGGTCTATGTGTGGCTCTTGATGGCGTCGTCCGGGTCCGAGATCGTAGACGTGGCGAGCTCGGGGGGCAGTGATTCCGTGGAGCTGAGCGCTGCATCGACCACGGTCGGTCGATGGGATGCACAGATCGTGCGCTCTGACGAGCTGACGGTCGCCAGCTCCGCGTCGTGGGACTTCCAGACGGACGTAATCACGATCACGACCGCCGCGTGGACGATCGTCTATGGGCTCGGCATCGAGCCGATCCATCGAGCGCAGTGATGTAGACGCGCAGCGATCCGTGTCGTAGGATTCTCGCGATCCATCTCTGGAGATCGGAAATGTCGAAAAAGCGCCTGCTCGCCCTGCTCGCCCTGCTCGTGTTGATCCCGACGGTCGCCTACGCCGCGACGTTCTCGCGTGTCAGAACGAACACGATCAGCGAGAAGACGTCCGGATCCGGCACGACCGTCGAATCGGTGCTCCTCAAGGACGGAGTGATCACGGCGACGCCGAACATCACGAGCGCGTTGACGCGCAACGTCGGCGGGCGCGTCTACTCGATGACCGCCACCGGCGACTCGATGACCACGGACACGATCGAGGTGTTCACGCACACGGTCGGCACGGAAGCAAAGGCGGCGTTCGCTGCCTCCGAGCTGAACCTCCTGGGCCGTATGTTCCGATTCCGCGCAATCGTCAACGTCACGGCGCAGAATTCAACCGACACCTTCCAGTTTCACGTCAAATTGGGCGGAGTGTCGGGGGACATCATCTTCGGCACCGACGCCTTCGACCTCACCGGCACGCCTCAGTGGAACGTCGAGGGGGAGTGCTACGTCACGACCGCCGGCGCATCGGGGGTGCTCTACTGCGCCACGCAGGGCGAGGACACGGACGACGAGTTTACGACCACGGCGACCTACGCGGCGGTGTCAACCGTCGACCTCACCGCCGCTCTCGACCTCGTCGTCACGAAGACCTACAGCGCAGCATCGGGGAACGCCTCGACCCTCGAGTACCTGGCGGTGGAGGTCCACTAATGGCGTCCAGGGCGACCACTGCCGCTGAGGCTGGCGGGACCTGTGACTTCGACTCGACGACCTACGAGGTCGGACTCCAGCGTTTCCGGTGGCACCAGGTGTGGATTGAGGGCATGGCGGTCAGCGTGACCGCGGACCTCACGGGCGTCCCTGTCGGAGGCACCGGCTCGGACACGCTCGCCACCGGGTTGACCAACGGGGAGCCTGTCGTGATCGACAATTTCGAGTACGAGAGCTTCACCCTGACGCCATCCGGGTCCGGGTCCGCGGTCGGACACATCCGGTCGCGCGACCCTCAGCCGAGTGTCTGACATGGGGCGCGTCAAGGACAGGAGCTGATGCCGTGGGGAGGGTTCGCCCGCCGCACGATGGTGAATCGCTCGGCGAGTACCTCACGGCGCACGGCATCACGCATTTCTCCGAGCGCGAGGTGCGGACGGCGCGGCGCGCGAATGTCATCGGTCTGCCGCCGCGCGTGCTCTGGCGCAACATCATCGTCCCGTGCAGACTAGGGGAGGCGCTGCGCCGTCTCGCGGGTTGTCCGCTCGTCGTCGGCAACGGCTACCGTGACGCAGCGGTCAACGCGACCGTGGGCGGTGCGCCGAGGAGTAGACACGTTGCCTTCGCCGCGCTGGATCTCGACGTCCCGCGCAGCCGCCGCCCGGCCCTGAGTGCGGGGCATTACAACCGCCTCGCCGCGCGTGTGTGGCTCGAGCACGCGGAAGATCTCGACATCGGGCTGGGGCTCTACACGTCGGGGCATCGCATCCACATCGACCACCGCCCAGGGCGCGGACCTGCGTACTGGTCGCGCCCGCTGGTGGAGCCTGTGTTCGCCGACGTGCTCGGCTGTAGCCGAGCGGCGTTGCGGCGGATGTCGCGGCGCCAGATGTCGAGGCAGTATCGGCGGCATGAGGGTCCGGCGTGATGTGGATGCTGACGACTGTGGCGGTCGAGGCTCCTGCCCTGTCGATCTGGGCGATTCTCGGCGGCGCCGTGACGTTGTTCATCGCCATCACCAGCACGGCCCTATCCATCGCGGCGAAGGCAGCACTGTCTGAGCAGGCGACGAAGACCCGAGCGCTGGAGAGCACTGTGACCGTGAAGGTAGACGCAGCAGAGCAGGCGGTCGAGGCGATGAAGTCCGATGCGCGCGAGCGCATCGACAACTGGGGCCGCACGACACAGGAGCTCCTGCGTACGGAGCTGACCGGCTTCCGGCGCGATGTCGAGCGGGTAGCTGATAGGGTGGAGCGAATCGACCAACGCGACCGCGAGCGCGGAGAGGCTGCGGCAAATATCCTCGCGCGCCTCGACTCCATCGAGCAGAGGATCGCACCATGAACATCGAGACCCTCCCCATCGCTGGCGTCGCCGCGTGGGCGTGCGTCGAAGCCCTCAAGCCGGCGGTGCGGACCATGCTCCCGGTGAGGGGCATCCGGCAGACGGTCTCCCGTACTCTCGTGCTCGCTGTGTCTGTCGGGCTGGTCTACCTGATGCCGATGGCGCCGGAGGTGGTGCAGGGTCTCGCCACCGGCGGGATGGCGGGCGTGCTCTACGAGGCTCAGAGGCGGTTGCGTCGAGGAGCGGGGCTACGACGCCAGGTGCGGCCCACGCCTGTGGTGGAGTGCGACGGATGCGGGGGGGATTGCGTAGCTCGATGAACATCGAGGCTGTCCGGGGACTCGCCCGTCGCTGGCTCGGCGTCGGCTTCGTTCTGGCTCTCGGCGTCTGCGTCGGAGCTGTCATCACCTACCTGCGCCACCGAGCCGCACAGATCAATGCGCGTGTGCGCGCCGAGGTGCGACTCCGTACCGCGATCCGAGATTATAGGATCGCGGAGGTCCGGCTCTCTGATGAGTTCGCCGACGCCAGACGAGCGGCGAAGGAGAACCGCAGGATATCCGAGCGGGAGCTCGGCGACGTACGCAGGCGACTGCGTGCAGAGGCGGCGCGGAGTCGCGATGCACTGGCTCAGACGGTGACCGCGACATTCCGCCGACAACCGAGACCATGATCCCCTTTCTGGCGGCTCACATACTCGCTGCCCTGTCCCTCGCCGTGGGTCCCTGCACCGATGCCACTCCGGTGGACGCCGGGGAGGTTGCGCCCTGCACAGGCATCATCATGCCCGACGCCTGGGCGTTGCATTGTGTCGAGTGCGTGCGCGTCGACCTCCCGCTGTGCACGCGCAACCTCATCGCCTGCGAGACCATGATCGAGACGCAGGAGGCGCACATCCTCGAGATGCACAGCGTCGCCGACGACGCCGTCACGACGCTGTCGGAGACCGTCTGCCCCGAGCCGCCGCCGCTGCCGCAGGGGTCGCCGTGGTGGCATGTACCGCTGACGGTGATCGTGTCTCTGGCGGTCGGAGCGGGCGCGGTCTGGGGTCTCAGGTAGACAGGACAGAGCAGGACAGAGCAGGACAGAGCAGGACAGGGCAGGACAGGGCAGGACAGAGCAGTGCAGTGCAGGACAGAGCAGTGCAGTGCAGGACAGAGCAGTGCAGTGCAGGACAGAGCAGTGCAGGGCAGGACAGAGTAGCCGAAAATAATCGGTACTCCATGCCACTTTATGCTTGCCAACCGGCTCTAGCTGTCCTATAACAGAGACATGGCAACGCACAACAGCACGCACCGCACCTCCACCGCCAACCGCCACGGCAGCAAGTGGATTCGCCCGGCCAAGCGCCAAGCCATCTACGAGCGCGACGGTCACAGGTGCGTGTACTGCGAGCGCAGCAATCACGACTCGGTCATCATGCTCACGCTCGACCATGTCGCGCCCCGCTCGATCGGCGGCGGCAACGAGCACACGAACCTTGTCACCGCATGCAGGCACTGCAACAGCGCCCGCCGCGACCTCCCTGTCGGCGAGTTCGCGTTGATGCTGGCTGATGACGGCGTCGACCCCCACGGCGTTACCCGCCGCGTCCGCAACGCGCTCCGCCGCAACGTCCGGTACAACGGCCGCACCCTCCGCGGCATCTAGTCCCACCACCCCTGGAGTCCCCACCATGACCACAGCCCCATATTACGCAATCGTCACCTTCGGCACGCCGTCCTACGGGTGCTGGCGGAACTACTACCGCTCGTTCGAGTCAGCCCGACGCGACCTACGCGGGCTCGGGGGTGGGACGATGAGCGACGCCTGGATTGTCGCCTGTCAGACCCGGCAGGACGCGCTCGACGCTGACGCCAGCGTCTCCACCCCCGTCGTGATGTGGTCGAGGACGTCCTCGACGCTTCTCGCTGATTCCCACCACATCAGAGTCCCCACCATGATCACGCACCACATCGCCGCCGCTGTCGACGCCGCTAAGGCCGAGGCAGGGCGGACCTCCACATACCTCCCGCTCGAGGACGTCCTCGACCACATCGACGCCGAGGACGGCACCGAGCCCGACGAGGATTGGTGCCTCCCCTGCGGCACGCGCATCCTCGAGTACGGCGAGCAGATCGTCGCCGTCTGGGATCATGAGGGCGAGTGTGCCGTGATTCTCGACTTCGACGAGTGCGGAGGATTCGCACGATGACCACTCCCCTCCACTGTAACCAGCTCACTTACTACGGGCACCTCTGCGATGAGGACAAAGGACACGATGGAGCCTGCGGATCCTTCCGGGACGGTGTCCCCCCGTCGTCGCTTCACGCTCGATACCGCGCGAATCCACCCTTGGAGTCCCCAATGACCACAGCCCCTTACTACGCAATCGTCACCTTCGGCATGCCGTCCTACGGGCGCTGGCGGAGCTACTACCGCTCGCTCGAGTCAGCCCGTCGCGACCTGCGCGAGCTCGGGGGCGGGACGATGAGCGACGCCTGGATCGTCGCCTGCCAGACCCGGCAGGACGCGCTCGACGCAGACGCCAGCGTCTCCACCCCCGTCGTCGCTTCCCGCTGATTCCTCGCCCTCGCCCTCGACCTGTGCAGGTCGAGGGCGACGCCGGACGAATCACCCCACCCCCTGGAGTCTCCACCATGACCACCACGCACACATCCCTCACCGACATCGCCGCCGCTGTCGACGCCGCTAAGGCCGAGGCAGGGCGAACCTCCACATACCTCCCGCTCGAGGACGTCCTCGACTACATCGACGCGGAGGACGGCACCGAGCCCGACGAGGATTGGTGCCTCCCCTGCGGCACGCGCATCCTCGAGTACGGCGAGCAGATCGTCGCCGTCTGGGATCATGAGGGTGAGTGTGCCGTGATTCTCGACTTCGACGAGGAAACCACATGAACCCGCCCCAAGGCGCTCGCCGCCGCCCCGGCCTCCCGACCACTCCACTCCGAGAGCGCCGTGAGGCGATCCAGCTCACGCAGGCGCAGCTGGGGGAGCTCCTCGGCATCTGCGCCCGCTACGTCCGCGGCATCGAGACCGGGCGCAAGGAGGTGCCGAGGTGGTATCCGCTGGCGCTGGCGGAGATCGAGCGTCGTGAGGCGATCCAGCTCACGCAGGCGCAGCCGACTGAGAGCGAGGTGGCATGATGCCTCTACACCGAATCAGAGCATGACCGACACCGAGACCATGATCGAAGAGATCCACACCGCGTGCGACGCCTTCGGGAAGGCACCGTCCGTGACACGTCTTCAGTACGCATGGGACGTGTGTCACCGTGTGGGCAACATCGGGAAGGCGACGCGCAACCACCGTCTCATGGACTGCGCCGGTGGCAGCGTCGCGTGGCTGGCGTCCGACCCCACCGTGGGGCGCAAGTACATCTTCAACGACATCTCGGGGCGGTACATCCTCTCGGTACCCTGGCACATGACGTAGAGGGGGTGCAGGACGTGCTCGCGCAGGTGTCGGACATCGAGCGTCAGCCGACCGAATCCGAAGCTTGATCCCAATCGTCTATGAGCGCGCGTGGCAGACGATCCCACACGTCCGCTGCTCCCTCGTAGATGTTGGCGAGGGTCTCGGGATCCGTCGCGTCCTCGATGTCCGCCCGGTAGCCGCACCACCACGCCACGGCAGGCATCAGGGCGTGGAGCTGCTCTACCTGCCGGGGCCCGAGCTTGGCTGTGAGGCCGAGGACGTCGACCAGGTGCTCAACGAGGCAGTCCAACACAGCGGCGACCTCCGGCAACGTCAGCCCGAGCCCGATAATCGTCTTGATCAAACGCTCGACCGGCTGGAAGGGCTTGTCGCCTCTGCGTAGGCGGACGTCTGAGTAGATGCCGGACTCACGGCGTGGCATTGTCGATCCTCTCGTCGAGGGGCGCCGGGCGACGTAGGCGTGGTCTGTAGTGCCTCCGCCCTCGCGTGTGCAGGTGCCCACCGTCGAGATCGCCTGGAGGGTACACGGCGACGAAGCGCGTCCTGGCCAGGCTCTTGATCAGGCGCTTCGCTGCCTTGCCCCGGTGCGCGCCCTTCCAGGCCTCGCGCGCGATGACTACCTGCGCTCCGTTGCTGTCGGTGCGGAGCTCGAGGAGGATGCCGCAGCGGTCCGGACGGCAGCGCGGTCCGAGCGACAGGGACGCCGTCCATCCGCAGAAGTAGACCCGGCAGACCTGCGGGCGGTCGGAGTAGATCCCGCACCCGTCGCCTACCTTGTGCTTGCAGTCCTCACCGGCGGTGCTGGCCATCTCGGGGAAGGCCGGAACGGTACAGCAGACGGTGCAGGAGCCGCAGCTCTTCACCCCAGCACCACGAGCGCAGCGATGGACAGCGCGAACACCGCGCCGATGGTCAAGACCTCGCCGGCGATCCCGATCATGCGCCAGTGGGCGGGCGTCAGTCGGTGGCGCAGGGCGAGGACGATTCCGGCGATGACCCCGACGGCGGGCATGGCCAGCAGGCAGGCGAGTAAGAGGGCGTCTGTCATATCGGGATCTCCCGTGCGAGCTGGGCGACGAAGGCGAGCGGGTCGGGGGGCTGACGCAGGATGACGTAGCGGGCGTGGAGCTCCTCGCCGGCGGCGTCGATGGCGAAGACCGAGACCGACCGCCCGCGACGTGTGGCGTGCTCACGGACACGCACCTGGGTGCAGCCGACGGCAAAGAAGGCTCGGCGGAAAGCTGCGATCATGGCTCCGGCCTCCACACGCCGAGCCGGCCCGCTCCATCGCGCACCGGCTCGGCATCTGTCGACAATGACATCGTCAGCACAGGCTCCGCAAGGATCGGGATGTCCGGGCACGCCCGCTCTCCCTCCTCGATCATGATCTCGGCGAGCCTCTCCGCCGCCTCCGGCGCTCGGTCCGAGGGGCACTCGATTCCGATCTCATCGTGTACGAAGATGACAGGGCGGCACGTCCAGAGCGGCGACTCCGGCTCCGTGAAGCACTCCTTCGTCACCCGGTAGAGCGCCGCCTTCGAGAAATCGGCGACGATCCCCTGGAAGGGCGAATTACACGCCTGCGTGTACCGGCACCCGCCCCGGACGCGCCCGGAGACAGCCTGTGTGATGCGCGCCGCGCCCCCGCCATACTCGACCGCCTCGGCGACCCGTGCGAAATACTGGCGCATCTCCGGGAACCGGCGGAGCCAGGCTTGCTTCAGCGTCTGCGCCCTCTCCGGCGGGATCCGCACCTTGTACGAGCTCCACGCCCAATCCGAGAGCGCATCGGCGCCCATACCGCCGGCGAGCCCGAAATTCGCCACCTTGGCGAGCTGGCGCGCGTCCTTCACTTCCTCGACGCCGTCGGCGTGTAGGCGCATCGCCTCTTCGTAGTCGACGCCGAGGATCTCTGCGGCGACCTCGAGGTGGAGCTCCCGACCAGCCTGGAACGCCCTCGCCATCGCCGACTCTCCGAATTCCCACAGGAGGATCTGAGCCAACGCGCGCAGCTCGGCGATCGAGTAGTCGCAGAGCGCGAAGACGTGCCCCGGGCGCGGGACGAACGCTGCACGCACGCCGCCCTTCTTCGGGAGATTTTGTAGGTTCGGGCGCGCGCACGAGGTCCGGCCGGTCTCGACGAGCACGCGCCAGCGCGGGTTGATCGGCACGTCCCGCCCTTCCTCGAGCGCACAGACGTATGTGGCCAGGAACTTTTCGGCGTGCACGAGCCGGGCGAGCGCCTCAAGGTCTCCGTCCCCTGTGCTCTCGAGCGTCTCTCGGTCGGTGGCAACCTGTCCGGTCTTCGTCTTCGGTGCCTCGTCTCCGAGGGCGGCGGCGACCCTGGCCTTGATCGCCGCCATGTTTTTCGAGCCCGTCGGACGGAGCAGACCTGCCGACGCCAGCGATGCACGGAGCCGGTCGATCTCGGTCTCGTGCTCCTTGCGGAGCGCGGCGACCTTGACCGGATCGGTTCGGAGCCCCCAACATCCCATGAGGTGCAGCGCCCACGCCGCGCGCGTCTGCGCTGCTTCGTCCGGGGACGGGTCTCCGCGGTCTTCCTGCGCACCGTAGACGCGGAGCGTATAGACGGCGTCGAGGCGGGAATACTCGACCGCCTCGGTCGGCCACTCGGTTATTGGGAGCCCGTCGAGCTCGTGGTAGCGCGTGCGCCAGGCGTCCGGACCCTTGCCGTCGACCTGCTCGCCGAAGTGGCGTTCAACGAGGGCGGCGAGGGAGTACCGCGGCGGACGCCCGGTGTCAGGGTCGAATTTGAACCGGCCGAGGGCGATGTTGTGGAGCTGCTCGCGGACCTGAACATCGTGGACGCGCCCCTCGTCGTAGGCGGCGAAGATGCGCCGGAGGTAGTGTAGGCGCTCGCGAGGATATGTCGCCGCGGCGATCACGGCGAAGTCGTAGGAGATGTTGGCCCCGACGAAGCGCTCGTCCGTGTCGAGCCGCCGGAGCATGTAGCCGAGACCCTGTTCGCGTGCGAGCACGCCGGATTTATCATGATCGGCGTACGAGACGCAGACCATGCGCGGGGCGAGGCGACCGGGAGCAATGCGCCAAGTCTCGGTGTCGATGGCGATCATCGAACAGCCCCGCGCGCGACAAGGTCCGCCCAGTCGCTGCGTCCATACGCGCCGCAAAGGTCCGTGTTGCGGAGGTTCGCGCCGCGGAGGTTCGCGCCGCGGAGGTTCGCGCCGAAGAGGTTCGCGCCGCAAAGGTCCGTGTTGCAAAGGTCCGTGTTGCAAAGGTCCGCGCCGCGGAGGTTCGCGCCGAAGAGGTCCGTGTTGCGGAGGTCCGCGCCGCGGAGGTTCGCGCCGCGGAGGTTCACGTCGCGGAGGTTCGCGCCGCTGAGGTTCGCGCCGCGGAGTTTGGGCGAGCACCTCAGCCAGATCTGAGGGTCAAATTGTCCGGATGTCTGAGGGTCCACCTCCCCCAGCGGGCGGATCCTCCGCCAGCACAACTTGTCGCCGTCGGACTCGACAAGCCCCGCGCCCTCGACGAGCCAGACGCGGCAGCCGCGCCACCGAAGAGGGTCGGCGGTCGTGTGCCAGCCCTGCCGACAGATCTGCGGCTTTTCGACGGCGCGCGACCACCGTCCGATCGGTATGGGATCTGCGCTGCCTCCATTCGCCGGACGACCGTGCTGGTCAGTGACGCGCCACGAGAGGCGTCCTTCACTGAGCGCGGCTTCTGCGGCGTCGAGGAGGTCGGGGCGGACGATGCCGAAGTGCTGGTCGGGCATGGCGGGGACTCCATGGAGAGGGTGATGCGCCCTCCCTCGTGAGGAGTGGTCGGATCGGGAGCAACGAGGGAGGGCGCGGAGCGCCGCCGGGGCGGCGTGTTCGGGCTAGTCCGTCGGCGACCAGCGGCAGACGGTGAAGGGGAGGTTCTTCTCGCGCGTCCGGGTCCCGAACGCCTCGCAGCGGACCTGGAGGCCACAGAGCGGGTTGTCCGGTCCGTACAACTTGTCCGCCTCGGCGGACCACTCCGCCTCGGGGAGCTTCTCGAGGTCCGGCAGGACGGCGATGAGGATCTGCTTGATGTTCGCCAGCGCAGAGGCGTGCTTGAATTGCACCAGCCACGTCAGCGCCTGACCGCGCTCCCAGACCGGGCAGTCCTCGGTGACGATCTCGCCGCCTTTGGATGACTCGTACGTCGACGCAGTCGCGGCGAACTCGACCACCTCGAGCTCGTGTATTGCCATCATCTGCCCGCGGTTGCGGGAGCTCTCCTTGATCAGGATCTGCTTGATCCCGAAAACGTAGTTCCCGGGTGTGATGTACTGACCAGTGCCGTGGACCTCGGCAGCGCCTAGTCCGGCGAAAATTGATGTTGACATGGTTCTACTCCTTCTCGTTCTTGTCGTTGTTGTTGGTGTTGTTGGTGTTGGTGTCGGTGTCGACGGAGCGGATCAAGCGGTCGAGATACCACCGGGCCTTCCGGAGATCCTCGTCGCCGTTCTTGTGGGCCTCGCGCCAGATGTACTTGATGACGTTGCCCTTGCAGAATCCCCGGAACTCGGCAGGCGTCAGCGCCGCGGCGAGGGCGTCGATACACTCGATCCCGCCGGCGGTGTAGTGGTCCGGGCGGTCGACGGGGTTGCTCCCGTCGTCTCGTGCATCCCAGATCAAGGCAGATCCCCCCGCTCCGGGATGTCGACGACGTCGGCGAACAAGATCCGCTGACGCTGTCCTTGCGTCGCCTGCACGAATCGCGCATCCGCATGCGCGCTCTCGAACGCCCCCAGCAATGCGCCCGTCGGCAGGATGACCGTCGCGGTCACGGTGTCCGCCTTCTGTCCGGTCCGGTGCGTCCGGCCGAGGAGCTGCTCCCAGCTCTTCCCGGATGCCGGCGAGCCGATGATGATCTGATCGGACCACGCTTGCAGGTTCTTCCCGGTGCCGTGGACGTGGATCGACGCCGCGCAGTCGTGTGTCTTGCGATCTGGGATCTCTGTGCCCTGACCGTAGACCGGGAGACCGAGCGTCCCGAGCGCATTGCCGACGGCGCGGTCGGAGTACCAGACGATCAGCGGTCGGCGGTTCTTCTCGAGCAGCTCGGCGACGCGGTCGATGACGTAGTCCGAGATCCACCGGGTGATCACGAGGTCCTCTACGCGGTAGCGCCCGCGGATGGACCTCCACCGCGCCCACGCCTGCCGCAACGCCGGATGCCCTCCTCCGCGCTCGCAGGCGACGGCGACCAGCAATGGAGAGTCATAGTGCACATCCGATGCCCGGTCGAGCTCGGCGCGCACGAGCTGGTGCCACCGGCGCCGGGCCTCCACCCACTCCATATCGGGATGCTCGCGGCCGACCCGGGTCCAGTCCCACATGTAATAGAACCCGAGCGAGATGCGACGGGCGTCCATGGCCTGGTGCGCCTCGGAGGGGTAGATCTCTCCGTCCGGGCTCTCTCCGTCGGCGACCTTGTGCAGTGCACGGACGACCGCGTCCGGGACGTGCGGGGCATCGCCGCGGATCATGAGCGAGGCGCCCACGTCGCCGCCGTGGGAAATGACGACGCCTGCGGTGCACTCCAGGCGCATGGCGAGGGCGTTGCGTGCCTGCTCGATCCGCTCCTTGCCTCGCGCAGGCGTGCACCCCGACCAGCGGATCAGCTCGTCGGTGTAGAGCCAGTGCGCGGCAGCCGGTCTGCCCTTCACGTCGATGCATTCCGCCCACGCTTCCAGCTCGATGCGCGACCGGGGGAGCGGGGAACCGTCGCCGAGGGCGAGGGCGGACAGGTGTGCGTACTCGGTGATCGACCTGTTCGAGAGCGTCCCCGACATGGCGACGAAGTGCACGCCGGGATGCGCCGCCATGAAGCGGAGGAATCGTTGCGTCCGCGCGCTGGTCGGGTGCGCCAGACAATGCGCCTCGTCGGCGACAACGCAGATCTCGTCGGGCTCGTAGCCTTTCGCCAGGCGCTCGAGGAGGTCCGTCCCGCTGGCGCGGGAGAGCTCGGAGTATGCGACGACCACGAGTCCTTCGGACAACCTGTAATGCATCGCCCACTCGGCGACGGCGCGGTTTGTCTGCGTTCTCAGCGCCGCGCGCGTGAGGAGGATCGTGCGCTTGCACCCGAGGACTGTCCCGGCGAGCAGGGAGATCAGCGTCTTTCCCTCGCCGACGAGGACGTGACCGAGGAGACCGCCGGCGCGCTGGATCTCTGCGAGGGATTCCGACTGGACCCGGAAGAGCGGAGGGGCATCGGGATGCCGCCGGAGCTCCTCGGACATGGCCGCTCCCGCAACCGAGACCGCGCGGGGGAGTCCCACAGCCCGCGCGGTCTCGGAGGGGCTGGTGCTCCCGCCATGGGCGGGAGCACCTGCGCTCTGGCGTTGCCGCCGGCGCGCGATGGCGGTGGCGAGGCTCACTCGATGCGACACGGCATGACGATAATCTTGACCGTGCAGGCGGGCTCGTCCCTATTGTAGGCTGTGCCGTGGACGATAACAGGATCGAGGCCTCCGCCGACGTGCATCGTCAGGCGCGAATGACCAGTCGCGAGGATGGCCTCCGCAGCGCGCTTGACGTAGCGCGCGTCGAGGCTGACGACGGCGGCATCTTCAGAGGGGACGAACATCGTCGCCACCCTGTCGAGTGGGGGGTAGTCGGGCGGGTGGTCGACAGGCTCGAGCGTCGTCGGGTCAAGATCTTCTTTGCGCGCCCTCGCCACCGTGAGTGCTTGCGCGACCTCCTTGCTGTGCACCAGGCAGGACAGGTAGCTATCGGGCATCTCACCGAGCAGGAGTGCCGTGTGACCGTTCGTGGCGACGACACCTGCCTCCCCGATCACGACGTGTTCGAGCGCGGGCCGAATGTCCCGAGGATGACAGACGAAATCCTTGATCCGGAATTTGCGCGGGATCTGCATCGTCCTACCCTCCGACCGTGATGACGCGCCGGGCGTGGGGGAGCATCACCTCGACCGCGGCATCCGTGCCGGGGAGCATCGGACGTGCGACGACGGCGCCGTGGAGATCCAGATCCCCGGACTCGAGCGCATTGGCCAGCGAGGCGGCAGCGAGCTTGGGGCCCTGCCCGTACGGGATCATCAGGTAGTGCGGGAGCTTGGCGGCCTCCGCGGCGCGCTCCTGGTGCTCCGCGAGGAGCTCGTCGAGGTAGACCACGCCGATGTGTCCTCGAGGGGCACACCCGATGTAGAGGTCGAATCCCTCCTCGAGCCGTAGGGCGCGATTTTCTGCGGCGAGCAGCGCCTCCTCCAGGCGACGCACCGTGACGTCGCGGAATCCGCTCTCGTCCTTGATCTTGTCGAGCTCTTCGAGCTGCTCGGGATCGTCGGCGACGTCCGTGTGTGTCTCAGGCACGACATCCGCGATCGTGATGGGGGGAGCCACCGCGGGGGTCTCTTCCTCCTCTGCGCGATCCTGCTTCGATCCGTCCCGCACGACGGAAGCCTCGACCCTGTTACGCAGGCGCACGGCTTCTACGATGTAGTCCGCCTTACGGGTGCCCTTGATCGCCCTGCCCTTCTCGTCGACGAGCGGATCGGCATCCTCGATGCCGTACCGCTCAGCCAGGAACGCGCGCATGTGTGGCAGGATCTCCTCACGCATCCGGACCTTGCTCGGGCTCCCCGCGCCGTCGAGAGGCACACCGCGTGCCCACTCCGGGACGCTCTCGTCGTCCGAGTAGCTGGGCCGGCTGGTCCCGCGCTTCGGACCTGTCGACACCTCGCCGACGACGTCCGCGGGCGTGCCGTCAGGAGGGTTGATTTCGGTTTCGGCGCGCGGGGCAGGATCCGTGCCGTCCGCTGTCGGCTGGCTGTCGACGAGCGCATCGTCGACGGCGGTGTGGGGGTAGATACGGACGGGGGCACTACCCGTGCCGTCCGCTGTCGGCTGGCTGTCGACTGGCTCGGTGGCCTGCGTGGTAGTGGACTCGGTGGCCTGCTCGGCGAGCTGGGCCTTCCGGGCGGCGATGATTTCTGCAATTCCGGGCATAATGGGGGACTCCTTGGGTGTGTCGGATTGAAAGAGAGAAGCAAACGGAGACGTTGAGCGACCGACCTTGGCGCACCGCACCCGGTAGGGACATCCGCCGTAGTCGCCGCATGCCTCGATGCTAAACCGGACGTCCTCGAGCGTCTGGACGTCTCGGGCGCACGACGCCATCTCCGAGACGGTGCCGCCGACGAGGCGCTCAAACGCTTCGCGGACCTCGTCGGCGGTGAAGCGCGCCGAGCGCGTCTCCGTCTTCGCCGCGCCCTGCGTCTGCGTGTACCGCAGGGAGACCACGACGTGATCGGGGACCCACGCCGACTCGTCCATCACTGCGTAGGCGTAGACGATCGCCTGAGGGTCGAACCGGAGCTGCTCTTCGGTCTTGGCGAACTTCACGATCGAGCTCGTGGTCTTGTGATCGATGATCTCGGGCGTGCTGTCGCCGGGAAGGAGGAGATCAATCACACCCTTGGCGGGTGGGATCTGTCCTGCTCCGTCAATCCACACCTCGCGCTCTACGAGAGCAGGGCGAAGCGGTGGGGCCGGGAGCCCGGGGATCGCCGCTGTGGCGATCTCGACCGCGCGCTCGTCGTCGCCGCTCGGCGCCTCGCCCGTGAGCAGGTAGTGCTCGAGCAAGGCGTGCACGGTCTTGCCCAGCTCGGCGCCTTTGCCCGCGGGGGCGTCCTGGCCGAATAGGTACTTGAGCGCCCAGCGGCTCGGGCAGCGGCGATACGCGGCGACCTGGCTCGGGGACCAGTGCATCCATGTGCCGACCCGCTCAAGCATGGATTGCCTCGAGGGCAGCGACCGCTGAGCCACGAACTGTCCGACTAAATCGCGAACTGTCCGGGGCGAAGGGATCGATCTCGTTGTAGAGCGAAATCAACCTTCCTCCCGGAGCGTGGCGTCGAGGATCTCCAGCTCGTCCACGATCTCCTCAATGCTCGGGGTCCCCGGGAGGTCTACGATCTTGGCGATCTTGTCGAGCTCCGCGCGCAGACGCTTCATGCCCTCGCGCCACGAATCGCCCGTGCGGTCGATGCATTCCTCGAGCTGCTCCATCATGTCGTTTTCGGCCGCATCTGTCGCCTCGACGATCCGCTGCTGCACGCTCTCCTCCGGCTCGGCTGCGAGCACGAGCGATTCGAGGTCGCGCAGCTCGCCGCACACCTCATACACGACATCGTCGATGCACTCCTCGTCGCCGAGGACGGTGCGTAGGTAGATCTCGATCGCATCGGACGGGAGGCGGTTGTCACGGCGCGATACCAGTTGATCGGTCGCAGATCCGTCGGACGAATAGCAGGCCATGGGGGGGACTCCATGTCTGGGGACTGAGGTCATCGTTGATCGGCTCGCGGGGCTTGTCAAGCGATTGTTGACACGACATTTCGACGGGTCTACCCTCCGGACAAATCGGAGTTCCTTAATGCCACGGTGCCTAGTCCTGCCGGACCGCTACGTCGCCGGGTGGAGCACGCTCCATCCGGCTGTAGATCTCGAGGAGATGCTCACCACCGAGCACGCCACGGATGCGCACTTCGCGTGCTACTACGTCCCGGGCGAAGACCAGATCCCGCGCCTCGTCAAAGGATCACGCGCGCGCGTGCGCGAGATGGGGGGCGACATCGTCTGCGATGTCCTGGCTGTCGACGTAGACGCCCCCAAGGACGCCGACATGCAGCCGTGGCGAGACCAACAAGCAGAGCTCGTCGAAGAACACGCCTGGATCGACGATGCCGCAACCTATGACACCCTCGGAGGGTATCGGCTGGTCTGGACCATCGATCCGCTTGCACCTGCCGCGTTCGAACGCCGGGTGGTGGGCGTCATCGCCGAGCTGCGCCGGCTCGGCATACCCGCCGATGAGGCGTGCTCCGACTGGACGCGCCTTTACAGGTGCCCGGGGGCTCCCCGCTATCGGGGGTTCTCGGCGCGTCCCGGGGCGCGTATGCTGCGGTTCTCACCACCTCCGATCCCCCCGAAGGGCGACGCTCCGGCGTCGCTCTTCGGCGATCTCGGCGAGACGCGCACGCCCTTTGTCCTCCCGGAGACGGTCGAAGAAGGCGACGACGGTCCCGGGCGCAACGTCACGCTGCTCCGGCTCGCCGGGAAGCTCCGCGCCGCGGGGATGGGCGCCGATGCCGTCCTCGCCGCCGTCCGCGCCGAGAACGATCGGATCTGCCGGCCGCCGCTTGTCGATGCAGAGCTCCTGCACCTCGTCGGGTACGTCGCCGAGAAGCCCGTAGGCGTCGACCTCCGCGCCGCGGTCGAGGCCCACGACGCCGGCGAACCGACAACGGACGCCGGTCCGCGCATCCTGCACGACTCTGAGGTCCGGCTCTGCTCTATCGTCCTCGAGGACATGGAGGGCGACGGAGAACCCCTCGCCTTCGACGCCGGGCGGATGTGGCGGTACAGCCCCGCGGGCGTCTGGGAGTCTGTGCCGGACCATCTCGGCCACCGGGCGGTGATGGGGCTCGATGAAGAGCCCGTGCTTGGCGCCATGCGTGCCGACGGCTCTCGGAAGATCGTCCCGCTCAAGGTCTCCCATCGGATGTGTGATGCGGTGTGGAGGCTGGCGCGGTCCCGGCGCGCTCGGCCGGGGTTCTTCGACGGTGGACAGCGGGGCGTGGCGTTCTGCAACGGTTTTCTCAGCTGGTCCGGGGAGCTCGTGGAGCACAGCCCCGAACACCGGGTGCGCCACCGGCTCGCCTTCGACTATGTGAAGGGAGCGAGCGCCCCTCGGTTCGTCTCCGCCCTCGAGCAGTGGTTGTCGCCGCTCGGTGACGACGCCGGGGCTGTTGGAGAGCTCCTCGCCGAGTTCGCCGGCGCGTGCCTCTTCGGCGCCGCGACGGACTACCAGCGCGCCCTCGTGCTCTATGGTTTGCTTGCGAGCAACGGCAAGTCGCAGTTCGTCGAGATCGTCTCCGCCCTCTTCCCCGCGGGGATGATCGCTGCTGTGCCCCCTCAGCGCATGGACGATCAACCCGCGCGGGCCAAACTCGCAGGCGTCCGGATCAACGTCGTGAGCGAGCTGCCCGAGGCGGAGATCCTGCGATCCGAGGGGTTCAAGGCGTTCGTCGGCGGCGACCGTGTGGAGGCCCGGCAGGTGTACAGAGAAGGGTTTGACTATCGGCCTATCGCCGGGCACCTCTTCGCCGCCAACCGCCTCCCTCTAGTCCGGGACACAACCGAGGGCTTCTGGCGTCGGTGGCTGGTCGTGCCCTTCCGTCGGCGCTTCACCACTGCGTCGCCGGGCTTCGAGCCCGACCTCGCTCGGCGGGTCATCGACGAGGAGCTCCAAGGCGTCGCCGCGTGGGCCGTTGCCGGTGCCCGCCGACTGCGACGACGGGGAGGATATGCGCCTCCAGGCGCCTGCGTGCAGGCTCTCGAGGACTGGCGCCACTCCGCAGATCGCGTCGCAGCGTTCGTGCTGGAGTGCTGCGAGGATGTCTCCGATCGTGAGGATTGGTCATCATCCGCTGTCCTGCACCGCGCTTTCGACACATGGGCGTTCGAAAACGGGGGCAAGAAAATCTCTCAGCGGCTTTTCGGGCTCAGAATTCAAGAACTCGGGTTCACGGAGGAGCTGGAAAAACGAGAACGGCGGCGAGGAGGTGTTTTTTTCCCTCTGCGCCGAAAAGGGCTCGCGAAAAATCTACCGGAACACTAAGCCCTAGTGTGTAGCTTAGGTGTAGCTTAGGTGTAGCTTAGATGCAGCAATTCCCCAATGATATCGTAGAGATGTAGCTTGTGTAGCTTATATGAACTTCCCCCACACGGAAATTGGGTAAACACATGTTCACGACTGTACATATGAAAGGGCAAACCCTTAAAGAGAGGGAGAGGTCTAAGCTGCACAAGCTACACGCCAGCGGAATCATTGGGGAATTGCTGCATCTAAGCTACACCTAAGCTACACACTAGCTACACACTAGGACACGAGGTGCCGATATGGGGCCCAGATCGAAGCTACAAGCGAGTCAGAAAAAATCGAAAGGGCAAAAAACCGTGCCTTCGGAAAAATCAGAGCATCGAGCGCTCGCGAGAATTCTGCGACGAGCGGGAATTTGCTTCACGCACGTCCCGAATGGTGGACTGCGTGGTGGGGCGCGGATGGGCGCGGCTGATGGGGTCTTCGCCGGCTTTCCGGACTTCCTGATTTTCGACGCGCCGGCTGCACATAGAGGGTTTGCCATCGAGCTCAAGCGTCAGGGTGCGCCGCCGTCTGCGGTACGCCCCGAGCAGCAGGCGTGGCTTGATCGCCTGGATGGACGAGGGTGGTCGTGTTTCGTGGCGCGGGGCGCAGAGGACGCCTATCGGTGGCTCGCCACAAGAGACATCGAGATCGGACGAGGCGATCCGATGACATGGCACGAGTGGCAGCGGGCGGGGGCGAGGGTCGTGATCTCTGTGTCGCGCACTTGCCCGTGGTGCGGTGTGGAATCATGGAGGCGCGTACTCGTCGTACACGGTTGCTCCGACTGCAAGCGGACGTGGGCACCATGAGCGCCGGACCTGACCGAGCAGGGCGGTGGTCCTACGACACGCCACACGCGGGACGCAGAGCCGTCCTTGTGGCCATGGAGCCGCTGCCGGATGATCCCCGGTATGCGGAGCGGGAGCGCCCGTGCGTGCTCCTCCCTGGCCACAAGTGGGCGGTGATCGTCGGGTTCCTCGCCGCAGGGGAGTGGGAATGGCTCGAGGATCTCGGGCCGGAGGACGAGCGGACCATGCATCGGGCGATGTCGACAGGGGCAGACGTCGAGCGGCAGACCAGCGAGAGGCGGATATGAAAGTGCTCCGGCCGTTCTTCTCGTTCTACGGTGCGAAGTGGCGCGCAGCAGCGCACTACCCTGCGCCGGAGCATCCGGTCATTGTCGAGCCGTTCGCCGGGTCGGCCGGGTATTCGCTGCGTTACTACGCCAGGCGAATCGTGCTCGTGGATCGCGACCCGTTGATCGCGGCCCTGTGGCGATACCTCATCCGCGTCCGCGCGTCGGAAATCCGATCGCTACCCGACATCAAAGCAGATCAGACAGTCGACGATCTCGGCGTCTGCGAAGAGGCACGGTGGTTGATCGGATTCTGGAGCAACCAAGGATCGTCGTATCCGCACAAGAGGCCGAGTACATGGGCGAGGGAATACCCGGAGAAATTCTGGGGGGAAGCACGACGAGAACGAGTAGCATCACAGGTCGAGCACATCCGCCATTGGAGCGTCATCGAGGGCGATTACTCGAGCGCGCCGGATGCGCGAGCAACGTGGTTCGTTGATCCGCCATACGAGAAGGCTGGCACGCACTACAAGCACAGCTCCAAGGCGATTGAATTCGGACATCTCGGCGAATGGTGCCGCAGGCGACGAGGGCAAGTGATCGTGTGCGAGAACGTCGGTGCGGAATGGCTCCCGTTTGAGCCATGGCGGGACATTTTATCCGGCGGACAGGGCACGAGACGATCGAACAAGTCGGCCGAGGCGATCTGGTATCGCCGAGACGTCGACGTCTGGGCAGGGAGGGAGTCGTCATGGCGTGGATGAATCAGAGCGAATACGCCAGGCACCGAGCATCGCGAGGTCTGCCCGGAGGCACGCGCCAGGCGGTCTCGCAGGCGGTGAGGGCTGGTCGGATCCACGTCGACGCCGACGGCGAGATCGATCCGGTCCGCGCCGATGTGGAGTGGGCCCGGAACTCGGCGCCGCCGCCGACGGCGCGAGGGCAGCGGCGGCGACCAGCGCCTGCGGATGTAGAGCGGGCGGTTCAACGCATAGCCGATGCCGTGCGCGATGAGATGAGACGGATCGCCCACGGCGTGGGCATGGACGAGGAGCAGGAACCATGAGCGAGCAGACGCACGGACCAGAGTGCTGGCGCAAGCACATCGAGTGTGCGGTGCGACGATCGGAGAGGATGGAGGAGGATTGCGATCTATGGCGAGAGGCGGTGGTACAGCTCAACGCGGTGAACGCACGGTTATCTATGCGCCTCGAGCGCCTGCGCTGGGCGTTCGTACAGCACATCGAGACCGCGGAAGCGAAGGAGCCGGAGCAGACCCCGTGATTGTGTCTCCGAGCAGAGGTGGAGGGGCGCTGACCCCCCACCCCCTTGACCGATCCGGGGGTCAGCGCGGCCGGGAGGAGGTT